TTGTTACCGTATTGAACAATACCTTTACCATATCTTTGAGTTACAACTCTAAATAAGTAAGGGTTAGTTGTGTTAGCTGAAGTGTAAACGTTACCAGCAACACCTTTGATAGTTAAATCAGATAAGAACGCTTCATTATCCATTGGTTGACCATCAGGACCGATTAATTTACCAGCTCCGTCAGATGCGAAACCTGACATGATAACTAATACTTTTCTGTAGTTGTCAAGTCCGTATGCCGCAGCATCTAAGTTACTTGTAACACTATTCCATGCTGCAGTAACAACACTAGTTGTTGGTGCAGTGATTGCAGAATATTGTCCTTTAGAGTAATCAAATAAACCTGGAGGGTCTAAAGCTGCTTCATTACCTTCATAAAATCTATCATAAAGGTCTTTACCTACGTTATAGTCATAACCACTGTTTGGAGTTTGGTCGTTGTTTGCGTTTGGTGCTCCATATGGTGCGTAGTGTACCCCTGTAGTCGCATCGGAATACGTTGGGTCATAAGACTGAATGTTAGGTACGAAGTAGAATAATTTACCGATTGGTAAGTTCATAGCTTGTACTGATACGATGTCGTTCGCTAATAATTTAGAGAATACACGTCTAACGATTGGGAAAACAACTGTTTCAAATGCACCTGTGTCAGATGTAGTTGATGCCTCATTAATTAAATATGACGCTTGGTTTTCGTATAATTGTGCTACGTTTTCTCTCATGTGACCTTTAAGACCTTCTAAAAAGCCTAATTTGTCCCATTTGTTGATTGTGTCTTCTTTGATAACTTTAAGGTGTTTTAACCCGATGTTACCTACAAGACCTGATTCTAATAATGCTCCCATTTTAGTTTGTGTTTTGTTTTTAGTTTATTTTAATTTATTTTTTACCCTATTTTACCCATTAAATCTTTCATTCTTAAGAACTGAGGATTTTCATAGGTTTTTGATTCAATAAGAGTAGTTGATGAACCTGTAGAAACTGTTTTATTGATTTTTGTTCCTACTGACTCGTTAATTGATTTTGTTTCAACCTTACCTAATTCGTCTTTGATTGATTTGTAAAGATTTTTTGATTCTTTCAAACTTTCAACATTGTCAAATCTTCTAAGGATGTTTATTTTTTCTTTTTTTGTAGTTGAATGTTCAGTGAACAATCTTGTAGCGTAAGCTAAGTTTGAGTTGAAGATAGCAACTTCGTTAAGTTTTTCTCTGAAAACATTTAACGCTTTTCTATATTCTTCATTTTTTTCTCTTAACATTCTAACTTCATCTTGGTTGATAGATTCAACTTTAACACCATTATTACCATAAACATAGTTTCTGTTATTAGTGATACCTTTTCTTAAACCTCTACCTTCTTTGGAACCATTTCCGTAAGTTCTAGCAGCTTCTTTAGTTTCTTCTTTTTCAAAAGCTTTTCTTTTTAAAGTGTCACCTTTTTTAGTACCTTCTTTATACTCAAATTTCTTTGGTGATAAATTCATACCAACACCTTTAGCTTTACCTTTAGGTTCAATTGCACTTTCTTTAGTTTCTGACTTAACAACTTTGGATTTGCCCTCCATATTTGCACCTTTCTTGTATTCAAATTTTGCTTTACCAGTACCAACTGATTTAGGACCTTCTTTTTTGTCCTCTTTAAATCCACCTGCAGCTTTATTTTTGTAAGTGAATTTTGGTCCTGAGCCAATTCCAACACCTTTAGGTTTTGTTTTTTTAGGAGAATAAGATTCGTTTGTCCAATTTTCGTCCATTTCTTCGTCCGTTTCTTCGTCCATTTCTTCAGACCATTCTTCGTCCATTTCTTCTTCCGTTTCTTCGTCCATTTCTTCAGACCATTCTTCGTCCATTTCTTCCTCTTGTTCATCCATTTCTTCGTCTTGTTCGTCCATTTCTTCTTCATCTTCATCTAAAGTAATTTCGTACATAACTTCGTCTTCATCCATTTCCATGTCTGATGAATCGTCGTCTGACATATCACCATTACTGAAGATTGCGTCAATAACGTCGTCAACTGACTCATCTTGTTCTTCGTAATTCATATCTGATTCTTGCATTTCGTCTTCCTCAGATTCACCAAGCTTAACAAGATATTCTACATCAGCATTGTCATCTGATAAGTGTACGTTTTCACCATCTTTTTTTACGATGATTCCGTCGTCTTCACCCATAGCTTTGAATACTTTTAGAATTTCTTCGTCAGAAGCGTCAGTCAAATCAATTGGACTTTCATCTGAATCCATATCAACGTCCATATCCATATCAACATCAGAATTAGTATCGTCAGCATCAATGTCTACATTCATATCCATATCATCATCATTATTATCAGCATCCGTATCAACGTCTGCATCTAAATCAACCTCATCATCTTGTTCATTTAGAGATTCTTTTACTAATTGACTGATTTCTTCTTTCATAGTAGATTGAAGTATTCCTTTTGCATTTTCGGCTATTGCTTCTTCAACTTGTTTCATTTGAATAAGAGCCTCTTGAACTAATTTGTTTTCTTTCATGAAAATCTATTATTTTAACTAATAAATAGTATCAAATTAGAAAAAATTCATTTCCAACGTGATACAATCTAAAATTTATTTAATAATAAATATTTCCAAAGGGCAAAAAAAAAGTGGTCAAAACTGACCACTTTAAAATAATTTGATATTAAATCAATTATTCAATTACTTCATCTATCTTACTTTCCGATACAGAAGTAATCCTCCAATCGTGTGTAAAACCTTGGTATTTTTCTGTAACCTTAGCTTCAACGTCTGTTACAGAATAACCTTTAACTAATTTTTCTTCTCTAATTTTTTTGATTTTACCAGTGTTTTCATCAGGTAAATCGTACTGAATTTTTGCTACAAAGTATTTTTCTTCCATAATTAATTATTTTCCCAAATAATCGGTTAATTTTCTCATTAAGTCAACTCCTTTAGCTTGAAATTCAGAATTTTCGGGTGATTTGTATTTTTTTTCTTCTTCTAAGTTCTCTTCGTATTTGTGTCTATCATCAGGATTACTAAATAAATAAGCCCCTGGTGTTGACGGTGATGATACTAAGTCAAAACAAATTAATTCAAAATCATCTTGAACTTCATTTCTTTCACCAACCTTTTTTAATGAACCAACACCTCTTGAAGAAACACCCATTGTAACACCTTGTCTCATTAAGTTTGCTGCTTGGTCACCTTTAGTTGAAACGATTCCTCTTTCGTGGAATCCTGGTGATGTCAATAATTTTAATTTACCCATCAAGATATTTTTATCCCACCATATATCAGTGATGATATGAGACACCCTGTCCAAGTCAATTAGAGACGATTCAGGGTGGTTAAGTTCTGAAGTTGATAAACCCTTAGCGATTGCCTTTTTATAGTTCTCAGCCTCTCTTTTTAATATTCTCTCAGGATAAAATCTTCCGTTTCTATTTGGGGTGTCATATTTTTGTAATACGGCATAGAATTCAAATGGATTTCTATAATCTAAATTAGCAGCCTCTTTCAATATGTCGGCATTAAGACGGTCTTTTGGGGATACCCAACCAGCATCCATTTCAATCAATATTCCATGACCTACTTCGCTTGCTTCTAAAATTCTTAATTGTTTCATTAATTCTTTTTAAGATAAATATATCAATTAAGTATCTTTACTACAATTCCACACTTTTTGACAATGAAAAATCAAAGTATTTGTTTTCCATTACATTTTCCCTAACAATATTTCTGATTATTTTTTTGATTGAATCTTTAATTTCAGGACATTTAAAATCCATCTCCTGATTAGTATAAAGATTAACTTCTAAATTGAAAAATGATTTTTTTCCGTGAGAAATACCACTTGTTCTGAGGTCTAAATCTACAATACTGTGTTCTTTGAATAACTCACAATTTATTGAATTAAATACTGAATGCTTTATTTCCCTACTTAAATTACATACAACCCTATTCCAATTATCGTGTTCAAATTTGGGTGTTACCCACGATTGGATGTTTATGTATAACGATTTTAAATTTTTTGAATCTACTGTCCCATATACTGATTTAATTGGACTGTATAGATTTAACTTTACACTTTTACCTTTCTTCATTAATTTTTCATTGTTGTCAATGTTTATTTGTTTGTAAAAAAATAACACAAATAAACCCGATTGTCAAAATTTTTCAAAAAAATAAGATATTTGTTATATATGTTAATCGTAGAAATCAACAAAGATGGAATAGAAAAAGCCTTAAAAACTTTGAAATCAAAAGTTATTAAGACTAAACAAAATCAAATTTTATTTGATAGAAAAGAGTTTGTGAAAAAATCTGTTGTTAAAAGAAACCAAAAATTAAAAGCCTCTTACAT